ATTCGTGGAGTTCTGAGCGTTTTAGGCACTGTGATAACCTTGACAGGTATCTCAGCGCCGGGTTCGAGGAGATGAACTCGGTCGGCGTCATAATAACGCCAATTTGGAAAGAGAAACTCCCCAGAAGGGAAGTACTCTTCCAAACGCCAGGGCCATGAAGCTTGAGTGAACTTGAGGTTTCCCTTAAGTCCATCAGCAGTGGCACCAGGACCGTGTCTCGGGACAATGGATCCGTCATAGACGGCTCTGTCCGATTTGGACAGTACATTAGCCCAAAGAAGTTGCGATACTCTTGCAAAGTCCTGCTTGGAAGCAGAACTGAGTAGTCGATCACAACTCTTCACCTCCTTCTCACACTCGATATACTGATCGATGGCTGATTTGACACGCTTTGGCGTGCATGTCATAGCTACTTTACTGCACATCAGTGTTACCTGACGTACAGCAAAGATTGCATCCACCGATGGGTTATCGAGAAGCAGCCCAGTCGAACGGTCGAAGATAAGACCGATGAAACCCCCTAGAAATAAGGGGAGACATCCTCTACCATGGTCAAAACCTTGGAAGAGTTGAGAGTCCACCTTCCCCGCTTCTAGACCTTTTTGGAGGTCTGAACCGAAGGAGGGTAGGGTTATCGTCAAAAACGATAACCCCTCAGCTTCGACACGCCTCAAGATAGTTTTACTATCCTGAGTGGTGCTTACGCGACACCATGTTCCCACAGAAGTGAGAACATCCTGCACTAGAGACATCAGGCTTTTCACAGCCCCTCCTTAATAGGGGGTAAGCTGTCCCTAGCCATGAGCTCTTGTACCGACATCGGGGGTAGTTTACTCCCCCGAGTAATCACTCTTTTGGAGTGACCAAACCACTTCTAGGACTCACCTGATTAGGCGGCCCTAGTTCTCGCCACCCAGAAGCTGGGTGACTTTAGAACCAGAAGAAGCAGTGAGATACCCGGTTAGGGCATCTACAATCTGCTTCTGCTCTGCAATCGTGAAACCAGTAACAGGAATATCTACAACGATGTATGTACTCATCGAATATAGAATATTCTGTGCTGAGATCAACGGGTTAGGAGCGAGTTTCTGGAAGTCCAAACGCAGGCTACGTCTCGTCCTCTTTCCATAAGAGTGCGAAACATTAGCTTTGACAGTTCCGTCGTCCTTTTGAAAGGTACCGACGTTGATGCCAGAGCTAATACGCGGAAGCGTATTAGCAACTGCGTTAATGGTAAAGGTTTGTGGGTCGGCAAAAGCCATGGCAAGTCTCCATACAGGTAGTTTCCCATCCACCGATTGATGGACAGGATGGATAATAGGTTTCCAGGTTCCCTTGTAGGGTCCCTTCCACCTACTACCTTACACCGTGGCGTGTATTTACCACGGTGTCATGCGACCTCGGGTTATCCCGATAGCCGCTAAAATGGCGATCTGTCTGGGGCTTAAAGCCGCAAACGTCACGCCAAAGCCATACGGGAACGCTTTCAATCTCATTTTCGTTTCGGTTCGAAACGTCTGCGAGATTGTTCCTGCCGGACCGGTTTTAAAGCCGATACCGGTTAGGTCGTACGTTACATCTGTGTATTTTGTACACATGATGTAGGCACGATTTAGCGAAAGCTCGTCAGTACCGAACGCTGTAACATTGGTAAGTATATCACCAAGGTTATAGAACCAGTCTGCGAGCCAGGTCCAAGGTGTAAGGTCCCATAGGACCTCAGGTGTTAACCTGAGACCAAGAAGGTGTTCAGCCTTCGAGGCAGCCAGTTTAATCTGACTACGAGTGTCTTCACCCGTAGCTAGATTATACTTAAAGCGTCCTTCGAACCATGTCTTACTCACCGTTGTAACGGTTTTTGTAAGATCACCTAGGTACGAAGTATAGATCGGCGTTGCAAGAGCAGGACTGGGAACAGTCTTGCCCATGCTGACGATACTAGTACTTCGCTCCTCTGGGAATGTGTAACTACGGCCAATAACCCGGCCGCTGTCCCTTTCATACTGTGATAAAATCTTTTCAGATTGAATCACAGATTTGCACAGCTTTCGAATGTCCGCTATAAGCGGTTTCCATCCGAATTCGAGATTAAGGTACTCTTCGCCGCTGGTCTTAATCAGCTGCTTCAAGTTCCTAACTTCTCGAAAAGAAAGACCAAGAATTTTGGGAATCCCATCATTCCTGATCTCTCCTAATGCTGTAACAAGGGACATACTTGGACGAGTCGGGGCTGTTCTTGCGATAGCAGTAGCGCCTTTCACTGTCAATAAAGCGAGTTCATCGCTCATAGGCAGTGCAGACGATTGCCACGCAGAACTAGTTGATGTCACAGCTGAATACTGTGCAAACAACGGTCCTCGATACTCATAGAAGGAACCTGCAAACCCAGCAGAGGATACAGCATAGATCGGAGATCCATGCGTGTACCACTGTTTCTGAGTCCAAAAGTTCCCCCCTATGTCCAATTCCCGAATGGAATCTATGATAGAGGCTTTACCTTCAAAGAAATCCATTTTCTGGATATCTTTTAAGACCTCTTTCCTAGTGAACCACTCAGGATGCATTCCGGAAACAGTCACCTGTTTCCCCACGATTGAGTAAGGATTATAGTCAGTGGAGATTAATCTTCCACTGCTATAAGTTCTACTAACACCCTTTCCTGAATACTCATCCAGGAGTCGGGTTTTGTAGAAACCTTTCTCACTCATGGCTGGAGCCTCTCCGTATGGCGTGGCACCTCTCTATGTTAAGAGAAGTGCAGTGAGCAGAGGATAATCTGCCG